GAAAAACTTACCGATCAGGCAAGTTCAGCAGCAGAAGTTCCTTCTATTGCAGAAATTTCCCGTTCGGTAATGCGTGATGACCCTTCAGATCGACCAGAAATGAGGCCAATGATGCGTGAAGAAGATCCAAGAGTTCGTGCTGCACGCCGTGCTGCTGAATTACGAGACCATTTAGGCAGCATGGATGAATCTCCCGATGATTTCTACATTCCTCCATCAGATCTACCTCCCGGCTGGACATACGAATGGAAGCGAAAGACTCTTTTAGGCCAAGAAGATCCTGCATATCAGGTTCAATTAGCCCAAAGAGGTTGGGAGGCAGTGCCTGCATATCGTCATCCGTCTTACATGCCTGTTGGGTATAAAGGCGCAACGATTGAGCGTAAAGGCATGATCCTGATGGAGCGCCCACTGGAAATTACTCAAGAAGCGCGTGATTTCGAGATTCGCAAAGCACGAAATCAGGTTCGCCAGAAAGAAGCGCAATTGGCTGGCGCTCCAGATGGTCAGTTTGAACGAAACAATAAGGACTCATCGCTTGTTAAGGTTAAAAAATCATACGAAGCGATGCCAATTCCTAAAGATTAAGAGTAATTTGAATAAAATTCTCCTTTTAGCGGCCTTCGGGCCGCTTTTTTTATAAAAATACTTGACAATCAATTAATAACAGGAATAACCTTCGCTTCAACTCCTCTCTCGGCGAGAGGTATTTAACAAAAATCTGGTCTTAGTCGCCCCGGTGCGCGATGACGACTTCCGTAATAGGAGTTTTCCGTCATGGCGAATACCCTCGCGCCTTTCGGATTTGTTCAATATTTCGGTACTGGCTCTGTGCCAACCTATGAACAAGTCTCGATGAAGATTGCCTCTAGCAACAGCACTGCTATTTTCTTTGGCGATGCCGTTGTTCCAGTAATCGGTTCTTCTACTGGCTATATTAAACAAGCAACTGCTACTTGGGCTTCTCCAGCTACTTTGGCTGGCGTGTTCGTTGGTTGTAAGTATCTGTCAACCGCTCAAAAGCGCGTTGTATGGAGTAACTACTGGCCCGGTTCTGATGCCACAGGCGATGTTGAAGCTTATGTTGTCAACGATCCTAATGCTCAGTTCAAGGTTCAAGCCGCTGCTGGCCCAATCACTGCCGCTAACGTAGGTAACAACGTAAATATTGACCTCACGACTTCTGGCAGCACTGCTACTGGTGTTTCTGGTATGGCAGTTTCTGGCCCTGCAACGACTGCAACCCTTCCTTTCCGTATTGTGAGCTTAATCACAACGACCGGCGTAGCAGTGCCTAACGGCGCTCCTCCTCCCGGCTCAAACGGAACGGATTCTGCTTCGGCATACAACTACGTCATTGTAGCGTTCAACAACATTCAGACTCGCTCTAACGCGGGTGTGAGCGCACCAGTCTAATAGGAGCATAGTAAAATGGCTGTCAATTTAAGTGCAATTAAAGACCTTCTGCTCCCCGGTCTGCGTGGCGTAGAAGGCAAGTATGAGATGATCCCATCTCAATACGACAAGATCTTCACAAAGCATGATTCAAAGCTTGCTTTAGAACGTACCGCAGAAATGCGTTACTTAGGTCTTGCTAACCTGAAGACTGAAGGTGGTCAAACTTCGTTTGACAACGGTGCAGGCGAGCGTTTCATCTATAACCAAGAACACAATGAAATTGGTCTTGGCTATGCAATCACCCGCAAGGCGATTGATGATAACCTGTACAAAACTCAGTTCCACCCATCGAACCTCGGTCTGATCGAATCTTTCCAACAGACCAAGGAAATCTACGGTGCTAATATCCTTAACACTGCTACGACATACAACAACGCCATCGGCGGTGACGGCGTAGCCTTGGTTTCGGCATCTCACCCAATCGATGGCGGCGTAGTGTCTAACTACGGCACGACTGATCTGAACGAAAGCACGTTGTTAAACAGCATGATCAACATCCGTACTAACTTCAAAGATCAAGCCGGTCTGAAGGTGTTTGCCCGCGGTCGTAAGTTGGTCGTTCCTGCTGCTCTCGAACCAGTTGCAATTCGTTTAACGAAGACCGAACTGCGTCCGGGTACTGCTGATAACGATGTGAATGCCATCCTGTCAACGGCTGGTGGCCTGCCTGAAGGTTATATGGTCAATGACTTCTTGACCTCAGCTTCAGCTTGGTTCCTGCTGACCAACATTGATGGTCTGTCGTATATGGAACGTGTCAAGTTTGAAACCGATATGCAGGTTGACTTCGTAACTGATAACCTGTTGGTTAAAGGCTATGAGCGTTACAGCTTCGGCTACTACAACTGGCGTGCTATTTACGGCAACTTCCCATCTTAATCGGCTAGTAAAGGAGGCTCAAACATGAGTACTACTGTTTTTACCGGCCCGGTTCTTGCGGGAAATATTCTCAACACTAACGGAACTGCTGTCGCCAAAGTTGGCGGCAGCACTGGTCTGCAAAATGTTGGGTTTGCCATCATGGGGCAAGCTGCAGCGATTACTCAATCTGCTACAGCGGCTTCTACTACAATCGTTATTCCAGCAGGCAGCATCATCACTGATGTGATTTTAAACATCACTGCTGGCTGGACTAACTCTGCCACATTAAGCATTGGTACTTCTGCGACTAGCACTGAACTGGTAAGTTCAATTGCTAATGCGAATATCAGCTCATCTGCGCAGTACACTGTTACAGGCGGCACTATGGCTGCTTGGAACAATGTAAGCGCAACGCAAGATGTGCAAGTGTATGTGAAGTCTAGTGCTGCACCATCTGGTACAACTGGCGCTGCTGTGTTGATTGTTTGCTACTTGCAAGGGTATAACACCTTTACACGCGGCACGACAAACACTGCTTACACCGCTTAATTTGGGAGTTTTAAATGAAAGGTCGTAAAGCTCGCGCTACTGGCGGAGATGTCAAAGCGGATGATGACATGAAGAAAAAGAACCAGCGCTATACCTATCAGTCTAAAGTCAATGACGAGGCTGAAGAGCGTAAGCGCGGGGGCCGTACTGGCATGAAGGCTTCTGGCGAAGCGGGCAAGCAATGCGCTAGTCGCATGGCTCGTAAGTCTGGCGGTCGTACTGGTACAAGTCCAATCGGTGCAAGCGGCAATCCAATGAAGTTTGCCGCCCATGCTGGTACTGCTCCAAAAGGCCGTAAATTACAGATGAATTAATATTCATGCTGTGATTTTGGTAACTTTAACGGGGGCTAACATGCCCCCGTTTTTCCTTATAAAAGGTGTTTTATGCGATCCACTACTACTGTTTCTACTTCCGGCGGCAGTTCTCGCTGGGTAACCATTGACTCTATGCAGCCTCCATTTGGCGTAGGTCTTGGTGTTTCAATCGGATATGGCGCTGTATCTCCTGTATATACAGTGCAACACACTTTCGATCCTACGGATGATGGCACTCGCCAAGTATCAATTGCTTGTACTGCAAGCACGACCGTAACTGTGACAGATACTGCTCACGGTCTTGCTACGGGCGATTCTGTGACGATTACTGGCACAGGCAACTCTGCTATTAATGGTTCTTTTGATGTTACTGTGACAAGCGCAAACGCTTACACATATACAACAACCAGCACGACTTATAACGGTATGGCGAACTGTGCATCCTTCCGCGTATATCCTCATGCTGTGTTAGTGAACCAAAATGCACGCGCAGATGGTAACTATGCATTCCCAGTTTATGCATGCCGAGTTAAACTTGTATCAGGTACTGGCACTATCGCCATGACCGTAATACAAGGCACTGGCACTTAATCGATATGCAGCTTGTACTCGCTACCTTGCAGAACCGCCCGTTCGTCTACAAGATGATTAGGTTTGACTCCGTCAATACAAAAACCAGAAAGGTTGTAGAGACTATTGTCATTGCTACATTGGAAGACGCAGAGATGGTTGCGGGCAGCGACTGGGTAGCGGGTAAAGCGGTAGGTATTACTACAAGGGAATTTCAGGATGGAGATATTATTGAATCTGATAATGGTCGCATATCCATTATTGTAGGCAATAAAACCAGAGTAGCATTTGAACCTAATGAATACACTGGCGTTTTACCTAATATAACTGTAGATCAGTCAATATTAGATGCGATTGTTTATAAGCCTAATCAGTCACGCATTCAATCCATTGTGAATGGGGAGATGACGTTATGGCTGTAGCATATACTTCCACTTATTATAATCAAGCGTACGATGATCCGAGTAGTGGGGTTACTGTATATCAGTGGTCGTATTCAGTTACTAATACATCAGGGAACGCACTTTGTTTGTTTGGATGGTTAAATTTGGCTTCTGAAGTTTATTCAGAAATAACATCATCAGTAACATCAATTACATACGGAAGTTCTTCTGCGACAATAGATTTCCAAGCGGATTATGATTGGTCTGGTGGCGCTTACGGATATAAGGCTCACAAATTTGGCGCACATTTGTTAAATGCTCCTACAGGAGCAAATAATTTAGTTATAACGTGCAATCAAGATGGAGCTTGGTATATCTATGCCAGAGCTACCTTTGTATCTGGCGCAGATACGTCAGGATCAGTTGCATATGCGCAGCAAACTTTTGACTACAATCCAACTGATGATGCCAGTCATACATCAACATTAAATGTACCATCGACAACTGGTGGATTGACTGTTGGATTTGGCGATCCTGGTGGAGATTCAAGTTGGACTGTAGGAGGATTTACAAGTGGAACTCCGACACCAACGGTTCTTGTTGAGGCAGATAATATCAACGTATTTCCGATTAATTCATATACAGGAACAACGCCTAATATCGTAATGAGCGGTACTGTATATGTTGGCTCTGGAACTGGCTGGGGCAGTGGCTCACTAACAATGGCTGGATTTACTTTTGTTCCATCATCTACCCCAACAAACGTATCTGGAGTAACAATTGTTTCAGGAATTACAGATCCGGGTGATGTAACCATCATATCCGGGGTGTCTGTAAAAAACACTGGCATAACATTGGTAGATTTCACATGACATTTGGAATAACACAAGCGGAAGGCGTAACAGCAGTCCCCGGCGGAGCTGGGGGCCTTGGGAGCGTTTATGGTTCTTTTCAGGACTATACAACGCAAACAGGCTCTACCACAGCGGGCGTTCCATTTACGTTTGATACAGACGATTTTAATGGCGCTGGCGGGATTACAATTAGCGAGTCTTCAAAGATTGCTGTCGCAAATACTGGGATCTACAACCTTCAATGGAGCGGTCAATTTTCCAGCGATGCTACAGCTTCAACAGACATTTGGGTTTGGATAAAAAAGAACGGTCAAGATATTGTTGGATCTACTGGATTAATCGGCTTGCTAGCAAGAAAAAATCCGGGTCAGCCATCTCATATTATATCAGGCTGGAATTTCTTTCTGTCACTTAACGCTACCGACTATATTCAGTTATACTGGCTCAAGGAAGCCACTACAACAACTCTGACCACTTTTTCAGGGTCTGTTTCACCGGCCTATCCTTCTACAGCCTCCATTGTATTAACCATGAACCTAGTGGGATAAGTTATGCAAACCAAAACTAATAAACAAAAAGTTAAGGCATAACGGGAGGCTGAAATTACTACCTCAAATACATACGATTTTAA